CATGAAGATCAACCAACTCGCCCAGCAGGAGCCGAAGGCGCAGGACAAGCCGAAGGCTGAGCCGAGCGCGAAGTGAACCGCAAACATCTTTTCTCCGAAGAAAGCCCGCTCCTTCCCCCCGAAGAACGTCACGAATAACATTGACGCCCGAGCAAACACTAAAAGCCGTCGAAAAAGAGCATCGCGCGGAGGAATGGACGCCGTACCCTGGCGCCCAAACCTTGGCGATGACGAGCCCGGCGCGCGAAATCTTCTTCGGTGGGGCTCGCGGCCCCGGCAAGTCCTGGCTCCAGCGCCTCTGGCTCGCGCGCATGGCGGTCGAGGAGTCCAAGCCTGGCGTGCTGCGGTACCCGACGTATAAGGGCGCGATTTTGCGCTATCACGCGATCGACCTTCGCGACTGGCACAAGGAAGCAGAGATCCTGTATTGCGCGAAGCTGGGCGCGAAGCCGGCCGGCAACCCGCGCGAGTATAAATTCCCGGGCGGTCCCATCATCCGCTCCGGCCACTTGCAGGATGGCGCGTACATCCACTATGTCGGGTGGGAAATTCACAAACTGGGGCTCGACGAAGCAACCCATTTGCCGACCGTGACGAATCGCGAGACGGGCGTTCCGGAATCACCGGACTACATGCTGCTGAACAATGGCTCCGTCCGCCTGAGTCCCGATGGACTGCCGCAATCGTTTCTCACCGGCAACCCTGGATTTAAGGGCGACCGCTGGGTGAAGCATCGTTTCATCAAAGTTTTCAGGAACGGTGAACTCGTCCCGCCGCGGACCCCGTTCCGTGACCCGGTTTCCGGCGCGATGCGCATTTTCATCAATGCGACTGTCTTCGACAACCCCTGGATTCTCCAGAACGATCCTGGCTACGTCAAGAGCCTCATGGAGCTCTCGCCGACCAAGCAAAAGGCTTGGATTTACGGCGATTGGGACGCTTACGAGGGACAGTTTTTTGACTTCGACCCCGTTCGGCATGTGATCGAACCCGAACAGGCGGCCGAAGCGATACCGCCCCATGTTTACCGCTGGCTATCTTGTGACTGGGGCTATTCGCACCCTTGCGCGGTTCACGGATATGCGCAGGGGCTTGATGGGCGCGTGCATGTCTTCCGCGAATTAGCGTTCGAGGGGAAGACCGGCAGTTTCGAAGTCGGAATGCAGATCGCGAAAGCGTTTCTGGCTGAAATAGAAACCCTGCCCGACAATTCGTTGACGCTGTACCTCTCGCATGACGCCTTCCACCAGGAAGACGCGGGTGATCGGCGCGTGGACACAATGCGCGCCGGCATTCAGACAGTGCTCGGGCCACAGAGTTGCTTCATTCTCGAAATGAACGAGGACGAAAAGACGGAAGCGATGAGAGATCCGGACGTTGCCGTGCGGCAAATGAACGTCCGGCGTGCGCAGTCCACTCGCGGATATGGAATCACCATCTGCCGGGCCGACAAAAACTCGGTCGCTGGCTGGGATTACATGCGCGAACTTCTCAGGACGGAACAGGTGGTGATCCAAGGCGAGCCCGACGCGGCTATTGTCCAACGGTTACGCGGAAATCCGAACGGTGAAGCGCTGGTAGCGAACTACCTCCAGGGGTTCAACCAGCGGGCCGAAGTGCTGCCCAAGATCCTGATTCATTCGTGCTGCAAGCGCCTGGTAGAGACGATTGGCGAGATGCAGCATGACCCGAAGGACCCGGAGAAAATGCTGAAGGTAGACGGCGACGATTTCGTTGACTCCCTAGCTTATGGATGTATGGCCCATAGGAATCAACAACACGCCATGCCGCTCGCCTATTTCGTCGGGCACCAAATCGAAGAGGCATTCCGAGGTCGTCCGATCGACATGTCGTCCGTCCATCTCATGCATCTTCACGCGAAATCTAAATTTGAGCGCGAAAACGGCAGCGGCCAACCTATGAGGCTTGGGAGATTTGCCGGTCGAGGGAATCTTGCCGTTCAGTAAGTCGCCGACGCGCTGCTCGATACGCAGCGCTTGCGGCGTTACGGCAGGCGCGGCACGCTCTCGCGCCTACTCGTGGATAAAGGTTATCGCCGGAATACGGGTGGCCTTTGGGGCAATGAGTTTTTAATGCAAAACGTAGTCCGACCTCGCCGCGCTCACAGTTCACTTGGTGCGTAACGGGCTCTAGGTGCGCAGGATTAACGCAGGCATGATTGCGGCACAAATGGTCCAGATCAAGGCCATCGGGAATCCTTCCGAGAGCAAGTTCATACGAGAAACGATGAGCGCGATAACTTCTAATTCTCCCGGCCCCGTAGTTGACCGGGAACATTCCATATCCGCGTCGGTCTTTACCGGCCAACCAAATCCAACACGATGTGCCGTTATAGGAAAGCGTTTCGGAGGCCGCATATTTCATCCGAAACCGATCAGTAGTACTTTGTCTAGGCTTCGTGAATGCACGCGGTGTCATGTCCAACATTTTAACAGAGCGTTTAAGGAAAATCGCACATTATGATGCCATCTCAGATGGATTTACAGCCACCTCCATCGGTCGAAGGATCGGCCAAGCCGGACGATAGATCACAGACAAGCGATGGCGGGTCTCAAGCCCACTATCGTTCCTCGGATGAGGAATGTTTTCAATGTAAGTTCTTCCAGGACCCCTCGACCTGCTCCAAGGGCGTGAACGGCGGCCAGACCGAACCCGGCGCCGGCTGCGATCTGTTCGAACTGAAGGGCGACGGCTCGAATGACGCGGACGATCAGGGCGGCGCTCCTATGCCCGGTCAAGGCGCTCCGCCGCAAGGGCAGCCACAGGGACAGTAAAACATGCACGATCCTAGCACACAGGCGTTCGTCATCCCGTATGGATGGCGCACCGAGACGTTCAAGAACGGCAAGAAGTGGCGCTACTGGAAGCCGTTCATCACGATCTGGCATGAAGATCCAGAGACGGACGGTAGCGACGATTCGTGCGGGTATTCGCGCCCGAAGTTGACGGCGGAACAGCGCGACATCTGCAAGAATTTGGCGCGGGATGAGGCAAGCGAACCGTGGTTTATGGCTCTGGACGCAAAGAGCAACCCCGACGCGCTCCAGTGCGAGGCGCTTCTTCGTGGGGCTTTCATGCTTGTTTCGCGATGCCTTGAGAATCGCTACGCCAATAAGCGGGGCCTGCGGAAGCCAGTGACCATCGAAGAGGCAACGAAGTGGGCGTCGATCATGACGCACAATTCGATTGATAACTTCCGCACCTCGCTCTGCTTCAAAAGCGGGTGGCATTCGAACGGCGATGGCAGCGACGACAAGCGGCATCGCGAGCAAAATGCCACAGGGTTTTTCATGGCGATCATGGCCTACGTCCTGCGGGAGCGGCGCCCGTGGTATCGACATCCGAAGTGGCACGTTTGGCATTGGAAGCTGCAGGTTCATGTTGTGCAAACCTTCAAGCGTTGGGCGTTCTCGCGCTGCTGCAAATGCGGGAAGCGTTTCGCATGGGGCTATTCGCCGACGACGAATAGCTGGAGCGGAGTAGGTCCGCGCTGGTTTAAGGGTGAGCCCGACGTATTTCACGGCGATTGTGACCGGCCGAAGTCGGAATGTTGCGCACCGGCGGTATCCGCGGCTTGATCTGGCCCTGGCGATACGCGGCGCTGCGACGCTTGAACGAAACCATACGCATAGCCCAAGGGCAGCGGATTGAGAACCTGGAGCGCGCCGCGGCCGAAAGCGAACGCGCGCGTCTCTCGCTCGAACTTTCGAACGCGCATTTGCAGAACGAAAATACCTTCCTTCGCGATCAGATGGTGAAGGCTCTCGAAAACGAACGGTTCGCCCTCCGCTTTCAGGCGAATTGTGCGTCACAGAAGGAATACGGCGTGAAGACTTACGCCGACACGCCGGGCATACCGGAGTTCGATGAATCGAAGCTGCCACAACCGGAGCCCGCGCGAGTCCAAGGGCTCGATTTAAAGAAACAGGCGATGAATAGTTTTCTCGCCGAAGCCCGTCAACGTCATCGCGATAAGCAGATGGGCGACGAAGAACTAGAAGCGCTCGAACAGATGGCCGTCAGTTTCTAACCCTTCCACTGTGGATCAAAACACTTTAGAGCAGATGCAGGCCGACCCGCTGCGCCCGTTCGCAGAGGAGTTACAGAAGCTCGTCAAGGAACGCGTTCTCGTGCGCGTGGATACGAGTCGCCAGATGCAATTGGTGATGGCGCTCCGCAACGAACTGTTCTGGCGAGCAAAGCAATTCCTCAAGTTCAAATTTGTCAATAACGGGATGACGGTGGTCCCAATCACCGGGCCTCCGGGTACGCCCGGCGCGGATACTCGCATGAATCAGGAGCCGCAAGCGTTGAGCTATGTGTTCAACATCATGCGCGGGGACGGGCAGAAATTCGTCTCAATCGTCGGCGGCCGTCCGCCGGTCGTCAACGTGGACCCGAAAGACCCGCACGATCCCGACGCACTGCGCGCGGCGCGCGATGCGCGGGCAGTCACCCGCTACCTGACTGATTTGTGGGGCGCGAAGCAGCACCAGAAGGATCTGGCGCGGACGATCTGGCGCACAGGGCCGCAATTTGGGCATGTCTGCTGGGTGACTGACGCCGAGAAGTACGGCAGCTACACGGTCCACGATCCCGTGACCCAAGACGTCACGGATGAATCCGGCGCGACCTATCAGAAGACGGTTCTGACGAATCCGCGCGAGGTTCCACGTGGAATGCCGGAACTGCACCCGTACACGGTCTTCGAAGTCTCGATTCCTCAGGAACGGCGCGAGATCAAGGATTGCGAGTGGCTGAATTGCGAGACGCTCGAACTCTCCGGCAAGTTGCGGAACCTCTACGGCGATTTGCTCGCGGGGATGAACGATGAGGCGCCGAGCGGCGCGACAGTCCCCTCGCAGGAAACCGCCGCGGAAGCCTACGACATCATCGCGCAGAACGACCCACAGGGCGCGTATCGGCAAGATCGCTGGTGGTGGACGCGGACATGGCTCACCCCCGCGATGTACCACTACGCCAGCGAGAAGCTAAAGGCGGTTCTGTTCGAGCAATACAAAACCGGCGTCCGCGCGGTGTTCGTCAACGGCAAGTATGTCGAGGGCGTCGAGGAGCGCGCGCAGGACGTTTGGCGTGTCTGCAAGACGGGCACCGACGACCGCATCTCTGGCGACCCGATTTGCCACGACCTCATCCCGATCAACGAAATCATCAACAATTTCTTTAATCTGATGATCGAAACCGTGCTTCGCGGAATCCCGAAGACGGTTGTGGACCCGCGGCTGGTGGACCGACAGGCGATTATGTCGAATTCCGCGAATCCGGCGGAGGTTCTGTTTGCCAAGTCCGGCCTCGGAGGGTCGGATTTAAGCAAAATGTTCGCGGTTCTCCCGACGGCCAAGTTTGGGCCGGAAATGATGGAACTCGCGACGCAGTTCCGGCAGTATTCGCGTGAACTCGACGGCGTTCTCGAAGCGGTTTTCGGCGGCGGCGAACCGTCCCCAACATGGCGGCAGGATCAGCAGAAGAAAAATCAGGCGCTCGCGCAGTTCTACAACTCCTACGACGAGATGTGCGCCTACTGGAAGGGGCTGCATGAAATTGCACTTCGCCTCTTGGCGAAATACGGGACGGGCAATGTTAGCGTTCCTTCCGACGATACATTTTCATTCGGCCCCCACGTCGTCGATCTGACGAAGCTCGATCCGGATAAAGTCACGGTCGAGCCCGAAGAAACGATGCCGCAAACGCGGGCGGATGAAGTGGATTCACTGCGTGAACAGTTCACTTTCCCGCAACAGGTTCAAGAAAGCCTTGGCCTGTTCCACCCGATCAACGCTCCGCGCATCAACGGCCTGCTTCAGATTCGCGGCATGACGAGCACTTATTCCGATGTAGTCGAGAAGACGCTGAAACTCATTAGCCAGTTACTTCAGGGCTCACCGATCCCGGTCACTGATCCGCAGACCGGCCAACCGCAGAACGACCCGAACGGGAAGCCGCAGCAACAGCCGTCGATCATGCCGGACCCGTTCGATTACAAGAACTCGGCGTTTGCTGTCGAGATCGTGCGGGCGTTCATCAATTCCCCGGAGGGCGCGGAGTACGAACAAGAAGCGCCCAACGGTTTTCAGAACGTGCGTCTTTTTGGCGTCGAGCTCGACAAACTCGCGACCCCGCCGCCACCGCCGCCACCGCCTGCTCGCGTGACCCTCACCGGCTCGCTCGACAAGATGGCGCCGAATCAAGTTACCGCAATCGAAGACCAGGTAGGGCTGCACGTCCCCGATCCAGTGGGGCAGCCGCTTGGCATGCCGGTACCGCCTCAAGGCGCGGCTCCGGCTCCGCAAGGTCCGCCGCCGCCGGCTGGACCGCAGGGCGCGGCACCGCCTGCGCCACCACAGTAACCCCAAAGGACAAACATCATGGAAGACCTCGGAATATCCGCTCCAAGTGCGCCTGTTGATTCGGGCGCGCCGGTATCCACCTACGTTGAGCCCACTTCGTCATCGGTAGACGTGATGAACGAGATGAGCGATCTCCTCGAAGGAGACACGCCCGCGCCCGCCCTTGAAACGAGCGTTTCGACCGATACGGGCAACGACATCAAGCCCCCGGCCGCCGCCAAACCTCCCGCTCAACCATCCCCGAATACCCCGCCCGCGGCTGAGGCCACTGATCCCGCTACTCCTCCGGCAGCCGATGCGGCCACTGCCGGCGAGCCGGGGGCGCTTCCCGAAGGCGTGCGCGAGCGCACCATCGACGGGAAGAAGTCTTGGGTAGTGGACCCGGAAGTAGGGAAGGCGACAGTCGCTCGCGCCGCCCTGATCGAAGAGGCGGAGAAGTTGTGGGGCGAGCCCGTTACCGCGGAGTCGATCAAATTCCGGCAGGAGATGGCGGAAGGCTTCGAACTCATGCGCTCGGACATGATTTCCGATAATCCCGCCGACCAAGCGAAGGTTATCGACCACCTGACCGGCGTGATCGAACAAGCCGCGAAGGCCGGCGAGATCGGCCACGATGCGTTGTCGAGCTTCTTTAACATGACGATCGACAAGGCGCTTAACGGGGCCGGGCCTCTCGCGGATAGCGTCCTGTCCCACATTTCAGAACGGCTTTTGGGTATGCAGGAATTGCCGACCGCAATTCTCGACAAGGTTGCTGGCAATCAACAGGTTTTGAAGCAGGTTATCAGCAGCGCCTATCTGGCTGCGCTCACCGAGAAAGATCCCGCAGTCGCGACCGCGCTATGGCACAGCGCCCAGCAGATCGAGAAGAACAAGTTTGGGACGTTCCGCACGGTCAAGGAGATGGATTTCCTGCGCACCACTGGCGCGACCACGCTCCCGTCCTATCAGCGTGCGGAGGCAGCGAAACCCGCGCAAGCGCAACCCGCCGCCGCGCAGCCGCAGCAACAGAACGCGGCTACCCCCTCCCCTGAAGCGGCCCAAGCCTACAAGGAGTGGGGGGACACGACTGATCGCAAAATTCATCAAGAAGCGGTACTCAAAAACGTAGACACCGTTCTTGACCAGGCAATCGACAAGGATTTGAAAGAGAAGTACCCGAACTACGCCAAATCGGCCAAGGCGCAACTCGTCGCCGCGGTCCAAGAAGGTCTTAAAAACGACTCACAATTGCGGAGTCAAATCGCGGCGATCGAGAGGCGTGCGCGCCTCGCGGTGAGCCCCGAAATACGCAACCAGCTTCAGTCGATGGTGATTAAGCAGTACGCCCAAAGGGCTGCGCAAATTCTGAGCGAGAAGAAGGGGCCAATCCTTTCAGAATTCGCCACGCTCCTAAAGGCCCAATCCACGCAGGACACCCGACGCGCCGACGCGAGCCAACGCGCCGGACGCCAAGCGGCTCCTGCCGGTGGACCCTCTGCTGCCCGTCAAACTGTTCCACGCGCCGCAAGCGGCAAGTTTACCAGCGCGACGGATTTCGCCAACGAACTCGACACCGCACTCGCTTAATCGGCCCATTCCTCATAAGGAGACTTCCCAATGGCTTCCTATAGCAACACGGACATGCTGTTCATGGAGTCCGAAAAGATTTACCCCAAGCTGCAAGAGTGGGTCAATCGCTTCGACACTCCCGCAAACCTGATCCCCAAGCGCGACGTTCAGATGGTTTCGGAACGCGATTTCCGCATTCCGTCCGTCACCGACGATCCGGGGCGTGAAGGTACCTACGACCCCAACTTCGGCGAAATCGGCCGCGGTCAGAACATGAAGGGCGCGGTGATGATTTCCACCTTCATGCCCACCCGCATGTCCTTCGAACTGTCGCAACTCTCGATGGATGCGACCGGCGATAACGGCCAGGCCGTCAAGAGCACCTTCAAGTACGTCATGGGTCGGGCCATCCCCGGCTTCGCGGCGTTCCAGAACCGCCTGTTCTTCACCGACGGCACCCCGACCCTGGCGACTGCTTCCGCGCAGGCGACCGTGGGTGGGTTCACGCAATACACTCTCACGAACGTCTTCGGGGCGCGTCGCGTGCGTCGCGGCCAGTTCGTCGCGATTTACGATTCGACCCTGACTACCTTGCGCGCCACCGCTCGCATCACCTGGGTCGATTACAAAAACCGCATCGTACAAATGGCGTCCACCATTGCCGGCGCGGCCGCAACCGACGTTCTCTGCTTCGAGGGCGTGTCCGGCGCGTCTCCGGTTGGGATGCTGGGCCTGTACTACTGGAACTCTTCGGCGACCACCGGCACCACTGCCGGCGTGAACCGCGCGAACGAGCCGGAAATTTGGGCCAACTCCGTTTCCGGCGCTGGTGGACTGAACTACATCCTCGGCCTCAACCTGTTCCACGCGATGTTGGAGCGCCGCGGTGCCAGTTCCCTCGACGGCATGATCGGCATTGCCGGCCTGCCACAGCACGCCGCCGCCGTTGGTCAGGTGACCAACATTCAGCGTATCGACATCCAGGGCGCCACGCCCGAGATGAAGGATCTTCTGCCGAAGGTGCAAACGGAGTTCCCGTTTGCCGGCGTCCGCCACAAGGTCGTCCCCTTCCAGGATGCGAGCCGCCTGGACTGGATCTCGCCGCAGGAAACCTGGGGCGTCGCGCGGCTGCATGACGTGAAGTATTTCGAGATCGGCGGACAGCGCTTCTTCCCGATCTACGGCGCGGGCGGCTCTCCCAACGCCGGTATCTGGTTCGCGATGGTGGCGAACCAGAATTACTTCTGCGCCAACCCGGGTGCAAACGGATTTATCAGTGCGCTCCCGATCAACGCTCCCTACGCATAAACCGTAGGGGATTGATGGCTATCGGGTGGGACTTGAACCCACAACAAGCGGGTCCTAACGGACTCCAGGGCGGCTTGAAACACAACCGCCGAAGGGCTCTACCGTTGAGCTACCGATAGCCATCAATAAAACTCTATCATCCTCCGTCACGCAACGGGTCGCGCTGGCTTTTCCTGGCTGGCGCGGCCCTCTTTTCCAAGAAAGGTTTTTTACAATGAACATTCCATTTGAAGAGCAGATAGCGCGCGTCTGCCATGAAGCTAATAGAGAATACTGTCTCACTATAGGCGACCGCTCGCAGCCATCGTGGGACGATGCTCCGCGATGGCAGAAGGAATCAGCCGTGAATGGCGTGCAATTCCATCTCGCTGCGCACCGAACTGGGAGCAAGCCGCGCCCAGAAGCGTCCCACGAAAAATGGCTTGAGCAAAAGCGTGCCGAGGGTTGGCAGTACGGGCCAACCAAGGACCCTGAGCGAAAACTGCATCCGTGCTTCATGCCCTACGATGGCCTGCCGCTAGACCAGCGGGTGAAGGATTACATTTTCGGGGCAATCGTCCAGGCGTTTTTTGAGGGCAGTCATGAAGCAATCGGACCTCAGGCGCATCAATAGGATTTTCGAGCCGTTCGGGCGCCTGCCCGATGGCCGCTTGCGGATTCGCTGGTTCGACACGTTCGACACCGAGCTCCGCTATTTCGTAGAGAAAGACAAAACCGTTAAGACGGAAGGCGGCCTATGGGTCGTCGAAGCCGAATGGGAGCCTCACTTTTGGGGCGAGCGCATCGGTAAAGGCTGGGTCGTCGCAATCGCGAAACCGCCGATCCCGCGCGAGGAGTTCATCCTTCGCTACGGCACGAAAGCCCCTTGGTCCGGCCAGCCGGACTATGCGACCGGGCTTATCGAGAACACGAAATTGGACGAGGGCTATCCGCCCGACGAGCGAAAGACGGCCCTAGTTAAGAACCTAATCATGGAGCAAATCTATCGCGGCGCGTCGATTGACGGCGGACCCGGCAAAGGCACCGAAATTTTAGACAGTCTCGTGAAGCAGCAGGAAAAGAAGCACGAGGCAACTCGCAAACAAATCGAAGACGAAATCGAGGATGGACTGTCCCCGTTCGGCAACTGGCCGGGCAAGCGTGGCGGCTCCGTCTCGTATGGAGGCATTTAGCAATGAACGACATTAGTAAACAGGCCGTGGTGGTATCTCTCTACCCGGCTCCACTGGGCGAAGTGAAACGGCCGGGATTTTTGCCAACCCCGACATTCACGATGCCCGCATGCAACTCGCTAGACAATCCCGTTCTGCTCGTGGTGCCGATGCAAACCGAAAAGTTCTACGTCGGGCATGACCGCACGATGACGACTGCTTGGGCCGCGAAAGACGTGGCTGAGGACATTGTTCGGGAGTGGACTAGCGGCTTACCTGGCACCAACCTTGCAGTTGGAGCACTGCCGGGGGTGTGGGTATCCGAAGGCGCGCATCAGGTCAACGGCGAATGGGTGATCCCGCAAGCCGAGCTCGATGCGCAGCGCAAGGGGCTCGATCTGACATTGCGGCGTTTGGTGATGACGGCGCGCGAGCTACATGGCACCGACGGAAAGAACGCCACTCAGATTTTGCCGGTGATGCACACTGCGGCGAAGTGGCTGAAGGTCGAGGGCGAGGCTTGGCAGCAGGACTTGACCAGCGAAGCGCGGTTCTCTTGCCCTTTTTGCAAGGGAGTCAACCAGAACGGCGCATCGACCTGCATTCACTGCAAGAATGTCATCGACCAGAAGAAATTTGACGCGACGCGAGCTCTGATTCAGCGGCACGAAGATGCGATCGAGGGTACCGACAACGACGCTCCGCCGGATGAACAAGCTCTCTCCGTGCGCCCCTCGGAGAACAAAAGCGGCTCCGGTAAAGGCAGCAACAAGGGCGCACTCGCCTCGGTCTAGTCCTTAATTCTCCCGCGAGGGTATCTATATTCAGCCCACCTTCGGCCAGGTCATTAACATAGCGCGCGACTACCTCGGGGACGAGAGGGGGGGTGTCTTCAAGACCCCCTTTCTCCTCCGTTGCGCCCGTCGCGTTTTCGATGAGATGCAGGATGTCTTCAAAAACTTCCAACTACCCGATGCACTGGTAGTCCCGGCCACGTTCACCGTGGCTGCCGGGACGACGACATTCGACCCGCAGGCGCAAACGCAACTCGCTGGGTTTGGCGATCCCCGTCTGTTCGAGGAGCGCGCCAGTGGGAGTTCCGACAAGTTTACCCGCGTGCGCTTGGTGGATATTCTGCCCCAGCCCGACCCGGCCGCTCCGTCCGACAAGTTCTACTTTTACACCTTCCACCAAGAGAAGGTTCAGGTGAATGCTGCCGCTGGCGACATCGAAGTGCGCTTCACCTACTACGCTTCCGGCAATGCTGAACTGCTGGATGAAACCGTGACTATCGCGGTCGATGACTGTCTGAATTTTCTGGCTGCGGCAACTGCTGCCAAGGCTGCACCCGGCAAGGGCTATACCGATGAGGCCGCCCGAGCCAAAACCGATGCGTATGGAGCGAACAACCCGAATCCGCTTGCGAATCCGGGTGGCTATCTCCAGGCACTAGTCGATTCAAAGTTGCGCATCTTGCAACAGTCGCCCGTAGTTCCGCCCATGTACCGGGCGGGTCAGTTCAGATACTAATTCAAAGGAGAAAACATATCATGGCTAGTATTCGACTTCCAAGTGAAGCGCATTGGGATATCAATGGCCCGCTCACCGCTTTCGCGGGCGGGGGGCAAACCAATGCGGTTGCATTGGTCGCAAGCAAAATGAACCGGGTCACGGTCGTCGGCACGGCTGCGGACAGCGTGAAGTTGCCACAGGCTACCGTGCTGGGCCGCGAACTGATCGTCATCAATTCCGGCGCCAACTCCGTGAACGTATTCCCGTTCCTGGGGGATTCAATCAACGCTTTGTCGGCGAACGCAGCCTTTGCTGTAGCGGCTGGCAAGACAGCGGTTTTCTATTCCCCGGTCGCAAATATCTGGTACGCGTTGCTTTCCGCCTAATACCCCCTTGTCGCTCATAAGCTACATCGGGAAGGCGCTCAACGACTTCCGCGGGGCGTGGACTATCCGGGATCAAACCGGGCAGAACGCGTCTCGCGGTTCCGTTGCGAAGAATGTCCGGCTCAACCCCGGCCAGTTCTTCACGCGTCCAGGTATGGCAATTGCTCTGGCGTTCGATTCGGCGATCCAGTCGATGTACAACTGGATCGCCACTGACTCGTTCTATGGGCAGTTGTCGCGGCTCGTCTATCTCAAGGGCACGAACAGCATCAATCTCTATGACCTTGGCGCGGCCGTGAATAATGCGCTCTACACGCGGGCCTGCCTAGGGCTTTCGGTGGTCGAGGCCGACACCCGCCTGTACATCGGGCACTACGATGCACTCGGCCGCGCTGCGGGCGGGGCGCGAATCTGCAACGGGTGGGGGCATGCACCCAAGGCGTTCACCTTTTCGCGTATCGCATCGAAACACGCTCCGGCTTCCCCGGGCGCATCGCGCCGACGGCATCGGGGATCAGTTGTACCGTGAGCGCCGGTGGTCGCACTGTCACGTTCCAATGCACGATGACGGTTCCGACGGACGCCGCCTTCATCCATATCTCGATGACGACGGTGGATAACACAGCGCTCTATAAGGACGTTGCCTCGCAAGTCGTCACGGCTGGCGCCACGTACACCATCACTCAGACCATCAGCATTTCGGACACGGACATTGTGGCGCTCCCGGATACGACGGACGTTACCGACTACTTCTCTCTGCTGACGGTTTCGAACGGAGCTCCTAGCCCATCCAAGATCGTGCGCTATGGGAATCGGAACGTCTACATCCAGCAAAACAAGATGTTCATTAGCGACCCCTACGCGGCGCAGACCCTACTTGACCCCGACAACGTAATTCAGGTCGAGGGACAGCGCACGATGGTCACTGCCGACGTGCTGGGCGGGCAACTCATCATCTTTTGCGCCAATTCGACCTACACGCTAGGCGGCGATAACACGCGGAAGCCGCGCGAGTGGGCTCCTCCCTCACGCATCTCGGAAGCCATCGGGACACTCTCAATAAACGGCGTCTGTCCTTCGGCTGGCTACTCGTTCCTGTGGGTCATCCATGATAGCGGGCTCTACACCTTCAGCGGGGCCTACAGCGCGATTCCGATTTCGTATATGTTCGACTCGGATTGGAAGCGCATCAACTGGGCGGCGGCGCACACGATCCAGATGGCCGACAACGCTTCCGAGCGCTGCTTGTACATCAACGTGCCGCTCGACGGCGCCACGAGCCCGAACTACCGCATGGTGCTCGACTATAGCCGGGCGCGCAATATGTACGGCCAGATCGACCCGTTTTCGATTGACTACTCGCTCGACGACTACAATAACGCGGCGGCAACCCCCTCGCTCGCGCTGGTGCAAAACTACATCACCCAGGCGCGGGAATTGTGGCTCGGCCTCCCGAGCGGTCAAATTCTGCGCCACGTTCCGGGGCTGCGCGCAGACAATACGGCTCACCCTATCCACACCGTCTATGAGACGGGGCTGAATCTCAACGCGAGGGACGCCAAAACGCTCCTGAGTCGATTCGGTGGCGCGCAGATGGACGTCAAGGGGTCCGGCCAGTTAACCATCACGCCTTACGGCCTTGGCCGGCTAACGGTGCCGGATGACTCCGTGGACCCCGTTGATCTTTCGGCGAACCCCGATGGAGAGTCGGAAGCTCGCTGGCACATGGTTTCCGAGAACCAAACGATCAGGCTTGAAACGGGCGCTGCGAACGTCGGCGACTGGATGCAGATGCAGGGCTTGACTATTTTCCACAAGGCGAGCGGCACGACCAAAGCAGCGTAAAATGGGAACGAATATCACATCCGTCACGGCGCTCAATGCGCTTCAGGATGCGCGCAACCTTGCGACACAGGTACGTTCGCAAGGGCTGGGTGTTGTCGCCGACGCTGTTCTGAACCTGCAAAACCAGATGGATCAGGCTACAGGTTTCCTGTTGAGCCAGATCAAGGTATCCGTGTCGGCGACGAGGCCCGTTCCGTCTCCCGGCTCCAACCCAATTGCGCCGTATACGGACCTCCCGACTGGTTTCGCGATCTCGAACCTGCGCTATTCGACGAACGCGCAAGGGCAGCAAACGCTAAAGATGGATGCGGTATGGACACCTCCGGCGGATGCGAAGTACGGCGGCAGCTACATCATCATGAAGAAGCCGTCGGACATTACCGCCACGACGCGCATGGAGTTGAACGCTGGCAAATCGGCCACGCTCGTCTTCTCCGACTTCCCGACGGCTACCGAAAACTGGCAGTTCTGGCTGGTTTCGCAGAACACGACCGGCCAACTGAACACCAGCCTTACTTCGCCGATCACGGGGACGCCCACGGTCACTGTTTCCGTGACGCCTCCGCCTCTCGGTTCCGGTGGGACGGAATACACGTCGAACGTCGCCGTGGGCATTGTCGCCGTAAACGCCACGAGTACGGCGGAAGGCACCGTACAGCAGTACATCTCTGCGGGCTTCACCCCGCCGAACGATGCAAGCTGGGGAGGCGTCGAACTCCGCATCTATTTCGGCGGCAATCTGCTCGCGAAAAACAAGAGCGCGATTTCGCCAATCACGGTCAACATCAATAACCCCTCCGGAAACGTCACCTACACCTGGAAACTTGTCAGTTACGACGTAAACGGCCATAGCAACACAGAGACGGGCTGCCCGACGGGCACTCTCGCGGTCGGTAGCGTTTCTGGCTCGTTCACGACCGGCGTCATTAACGGGGCAATCGCGAATATCATCAACATCAACGCGTCGAATATCACCACGGGATCCCTGACGGCGGTTACGGTGAAGGTGACGAATGCGGGCGGCTCCGGCGTGGTTACGGACATCACGCAGGGGTTCGACGCCTCGGCTGGCATCAATAGCGGGATCGTAATTAAAACCAACGGCACAAACTCCAGGATCGTCGTTGGCCCCCTCGGGTTTTACATTTTTAATTCATCCAACGTAAACCAGGCTCAACTTGTTAGTAATCTCTTCCAGGTCTTTGACGGAGCGGGCGGCGGGGTCAGTTTAAGCGGGGCCGCGACTCAATTCTTCGCGTCCAGAACAGGTGATGGTGCTGGTGCCGCCACCCTTGGCGCGGTGGCCGGTTCGCCTTTCGGGAAAGGCCGTATGCAACTGTATAGCGCCGCCTTTACTCCAGTGGTGCGCATTGAGACCGGGACGGATGGCAGCGACAACGGCTACTATGCAATGTTCTGGGGCGGGACCGCTCGCTACGCTCCCGGCGTCATAGCCAACGGGAAGCGTTTGGTATGGGGCAGCACCGGGAACTTCAATGGGTTGACCCCGGCTCAAGCCACAGTGAATACGGGCCTCACTGCGGTAGAGGGCTTTTTCCCCACTGTCGTTGCGCCAACCGGCTTCCCGGAGTATGCCTTCATAGTAAGCGCTGCTGGGGGCAGTATCACCTTCGAGTCATCGAATGGCGGGAGCACCCGCGGCTTCAACTGGTGGGCGGTGGGTACTTAAGGAACACGAATGACAAAATTACTCCTGATTTTCTTGCTGGTTTCTTCGCTACTTTGCGCGCAAGCGCCTATATCGCTCCCAGTCCATCACGGCCATCGCCGTCTGTGGATCGAAGTCGCGGTGGTAGCAGTCGCGGTCGGCGCAACGATTCTGATCGAGCACCAGACGCACAATCAGAAACCGATTCCACCCCCAACGCCCGCTCAATTATTCGGCAATCCGAAAAGCCCCTATTTCATCCCCACCTATGGCGAGCCCTGCTGGATGCTCTTGATCGCGGGCAAGGCATGCGGCCCATCGTGGATAAACCCGTAAAAGGATCACCAATGAGTCAACGTAAATTGAAATCGAAGTTGAAGAAGACGAAACAGCCCGCCGCTCCCGCCGGAATCCAGTCCGCGAAGACCGCCGCGATCCAATTCGCGAAGAGTATCCCGCTGTCCCCTAATCAGAAGTCGCGCATTGTCAGTTTAGTCGAGGCGCGGGCGGCTGCGCAGAAGCACATGACGACACTCGACGATTCTATAAAATTTATGCTCGCAACCATCATCGAATGCAGCAACGGAGATCCAGCGGCGAACTATTCGCTCGTTGATAACGGCTCGCGTCTGGAGATCCAGTAGGCCGGCCTGTGATTGAGCTCGTTGCTCCGTTCCCGCGCTCCGAACTGCTCTCCGTTTGGGAATGGGGGCAAGCGTTTCGAGAACGGATGTTCGACGATGCCTCGTTGCCAAGCCTGGATGCTTTTATCGCTGACTGGCAGGCCCAAGAGTCGGCAGGCCGTAACAGTTGGGCTGTGATGCGAGGCGGGGAGATCGGTGGCTGTTTCATATCGACGCGTCTCGCGCCGGCAACGGCGGAACTTCATTTGCTTTTCAAGAAATCATTTTGGGGACGCGCGACGACGCTCCCTGCCCTACGTGTGGTCTGCGAGGCATTATTCGCGACCGGCGTTGACAAGATTGAGAGCACTGCGCCAGCGGACAGTCGCGCCGTGCTCGCGCTCACGAAAGCGGTGGGCGCCACTCATCGGCTGCTACCAGGCCAGACATCGCGTAACGGACGACCAGTAGACGTGATCGGGATAGCACTTCATCGAGACGCATTTCTTGTGAAAGCGGGGGCTTAACTGTGAGTTTTTTCAAAAGCGGCGCGACCAACCAAGGGCAAGACCAGATCAACCAGAACCGTAATCTCATTTACGGCCAGGGCTCGACCCTGAATCAGAACGCGCAGGATCGAAGCAACGCCTACTACGACAAGGCGCAGGGCTACAACAATCAGGCCGATCAAGCGTATGCGCCCTTGGTGAATGGGCAAGGTGGCTATACCCCTGACCAAGCGGGCAAGATCCTCAACCAAGGCGGCCTGAATGGCCTCCCGCTCACCGATCAGGAAAAGACCGCGATGACGGGCGACCCCAACGCGGGCCGCCAAACCGAACAGGATCTCAACAAGAACTATCTCGACGCCGCGGAAGCCCAAAGTATCAAAGGCGACCAGTCCGGCATCCAGGCGGGGCTCGGCCAGGTCAACGATGCGGTTGACCCGGCCTCGGTTGCGACGTTCACGCAGAATACGCGCCTAACTCCGCAGATGCAGGATCAGATTGCCACAGAAGGGGCGCGCTCGGCGACGAACGTAGACCATGCCGCGATGGACTCCAACATGGAAGCGGCTCGCGCTTCTGGTGCCGACCCGCTGGGCATGGCTGGTTATACGGATCGCGCCAACCGGCACGCACAGCAGGACGCCGCGAACGCTGCTTCAAGCGCCCGCGTGAATGCGATGCAGGTTGCCGCCGGGCGCGAGGGGAATATCCTCGGCGCGAATCAAACGCTGGCGGCGCAAAAGGCTCAGGCCGCCGGAACCAATCTCAGCGCACAGCAGCAGATGGAGCAAAATATGTCGGATCGCGCAAAGTTCGGCGCGACGAACCGCCAGCAGACCCTTGCCTCCAATCAAGCCACCTTGTACGGCCAAGCGCAGAATGCCGATCAGGTTGCGGCGAGTCGCGCCACCGGCATCGCGCAGAATCGGCAGGGCCAGGGGCAGTACATCGACACCGCTACCTCCGGCCGCGAGACGAACATCGCGAACGAGAACCAGAACCAAGCCTCCGAAGGTCGCAACTATCTCACCAATCAGGTCGGGGGGAACAACGCTTCGGCGCAAACTGAGCAAGGCATTCAGTCCGGCGTCTACGGGACGCAGACGGGCGCCGCCGACCAGAACAACGCCAACCAAATCAATGCCGACAAGCGGCAGAGCGGGTTTTCGAATCTGCTCAGCGCGGCGGGGCAAGCGGCTGGGGCTGCGGTCACGAAATATTCCGACGTCCGCCTCAAGGAAAACATCGTCCTACTGGGCCAACTAAACGGGGTCAACGTCTACGAGTATTCGTTCAAGGGCAACCCGGAGCGCGAAGTGGGCGTGATGGCGCAAGAGGTTTATGAGCGCTTCCCCGAAGACGTGATCGTGGGCGGCGACGACCCCAATGTGTCTCCGTGGCGAGTGAAATACGGGACCCTGGTACCGAAACTGCTTACCTCAAGCGACCCGAAGGTGCTTCCAGGTTCTCCGATACAGGATCGCTTCAATGTTGAATAGCGTGCAGCCGTACTCGAGGGCGAGCGCTCGCCGGGGAATCCGAGCGGCGCCCTTCTTTAAGATTTCCCTCACTTGCGCCTCGGTCAGTTTGGCATCGGGATGGGCTTCCCCGATGGGATACCGCTCTCGATGAAGATTTCGGCCATTGCGTTCGCCGCGCGCCATCATCTCGGGGTGAAGCATGGCGCAATTTCGAGCACGGCCCTTGGCAGCCATATCGGTAAGATTATCGAGGTCCGTTCCCATGAACAGATGCGCAGGATTTACGCACGGTGGATTGTCGCAACGGTGGCAAATCAGTTTTCCCAGTGGGTCCGTCCCCGTGGATATGAAAAAAGATATGCGGTGCGCGCGATAACCCTTTCTGGCAAAAATCCCGTACCCCTTGGGGGACAAGGTGCCACGCCAGAGCCAGCAATCATCCGGCCCAGCTTTCTCGATTTTTTGCCAAAACCGCGCACGGAGTCTTTCGGACAGAACGGGCAACGGTTTAACGGCCACGATGCTCATAAATAGATTTTACCAAGCGGGGGAGCTTAAATCATTATGGCCTTCAAAAGACAAACCAGCTTCATCGACGACCCCGATCAGGAAGACTATCTGAACGCAGGGACGGCGACGCCGAAATATGTCGCGCCGGACCCCGTGGCTACGCCGACATATTTGCGGATGGACACGCCAGCGCAGAGTCCCGTGAACCCCGCGCCGGACGGCTCGGTTCCTGGGGCCTCGTGGGATGACACCGGGACTCCCAATAAGCCGCCGACGGCTGCGGAGCTCCGGCAGCAAGTAGCCGATCTCGCGGCCCAACGCCCGGAGAAGGGCAAGGCTGGTATCTGGCGAACGCTGGCCGCAATTGGGGCCGGAACGGCGATTGGGTATGGGAGCCGGGGACCACAGGGCCAGGAGAACGTCAATAACGTAGTTGGGGCCATCATGTACCCCGGCTACACCCGCAAGGCGGCCGAATGGTCAACCAAAATGAACGATACGGCCACACAGGCCGAGCAAGCGGAGAAGATCGAGTCTGATGCGCGCGCCGGTAAGATGGGTGACGCGAACTTGGCGCACGTCAACGCGCAAACGAGGCTCGAAAACGCGCAGGCCGACAATTACAACTTGCCGAACGCTCCGCCCTCTCCGGAGTGGGACCTGAAAGATGGCGTTCTCTTAGAAAAACGAAGCGGCCAAGTAAAGCCGTCGCCTATTCCGGTGCAACCGAAAGCTCAGGGCGACGCCAACATGCAATTGGGCATTGCGACGTGGAAACGCATACCGGGGAACGAGGGCAAGGAGCCCGGCCCGGATGACATCGCGCATATTCACCAGATTTTCAACCCCGTCAACCCCGCTGAAACGGACACCCAGTTAGCGATCCGGGCGGCGGGCGGTATCAGCGGCAATAAGGCGGTCGATGCTCTTACTCCGCCACTCGCTAAGGCTGCGCTGGATGCCAAGAGGGAGCGGCCAGAGCGCCCGCCCAACGAAGCCGCGCAAAAGGGCCAAGCTATCAACCGCGCATTCGTTGATTCCGGCAACGACTGGAACAAAGTGCTCGACAATGTGCGCGCCGGGAAGTACACGGACTACGCCGGAGACATCGCCGAGCATGCGCAGAAGATGACGCAGTTGAAGCCGGACGCGCAGCGCAAGGTTGTAGCGGCCGACACCACCGCGCAGCAAGTTCAGGCCGCTATTGACGGGATCGACGAAGTTACAAAGGCGCATCCTGATCTAGTTGGTCCGGTGACGCAACACCCATTGAATGCTCTCAACCGGCGCGTTCAAACCTTCGCCGGGAGTGAGCCTGCCGACGTGGGTACAGTAGACTCCATCCTCGAAACGGCCGCCGCGCTTCAGCCCGGCCAACACAACTTCCGCTCCATTGGCGCTCTTGCTGATTTCAAAAAATCGCTCGGCATTGACCCGCGTACAGGCAAGGCGGATGGCTCTCGCGCGTGGCTCGCTAACCCCGAAAAGGCGAAGGCTGCCCTCAAGGCAGTTCTCGACTTCAATCAGCGGTTGAAAGATAACACGTTGAAAGAAGCCGGGCAGGGCTCTCGACAGGTCGCGCCGAACACCGCTCCGGCACAGGCCGATCCACTCGGAATTCGTTAAAATGCCGACACTCGAAGAACTCGGGCGGAAGGTCAAGGCTAAATTCCCCGGCCAATACGATGATCTCTCTGACATCGACTTGGCTACGCGCGTAAAAGCTAAGCACCCTGGCGCGTATGATGACTTTACTTCCTCCGCGATCCCCCCCAACCCGAGCGACAGCATCCCCGCCGCCAAGCCGCCCGTGCCGACAGAACTCCAGGGACCGGCGCCTTCGCGGTTATCCAGAGCCGTAACCAACCTCCCCTACTCCGCTTTCAATTCCGTCGTTAATACGCTAAAAGGTCCACAGATGGGGGGCGACGATACTCTTCCGCCTAGCAATGGAGACAATAGGTCGGGCCTGGATAAAATCGGAGATTTCTTAAAGCATCCGATAGACAATACTCTCGATTGGGCAGCCGATGATCCGGTTGGCGCAGCGCAGCAGGCCGTCATGTTAGGCAAAGGGGCAGTTGAAGCCGCTCCCGTCGTTGCCGAGACGGTTAGGAGTGCCGCTCCGAAGGTCGTTGCGGTCGCGAAAGGCGCAGCGCAAGGCGCGAAAGAGGGCGCGCTATCCACCAGCGAAGTACCGGGGCATTCGTATGCCGCGCGCGCGGCCAAAGCGCTCGGTGTCGATAAAGTCCCAGCGGTTGCGTCTTCTGCTGTACTCGGCAAGTACGGCGCACATCTCCTATTTGGGCCGGAAGCCGCGCCGATTGGCGAGGCTGTCGGCGCGGTTGCGCCAATCGTTCGCGGCGCATGGCGCGGTGGCAAGCAAGCGCTTGAGGACTTGCGGACTCCGCCATCCGTCGAAGTGATCCACTCTGCGTCTTGGCCTCCAGAAGAACCCGCGACGACCGAAGTAACACATTCGGCATCATGGCCGCCCGCTGAACCGCCTGACGACGGTGGCGGATGGACGACGCACTCGGCTTCCGTTGAGAAGCCACGCGAAGACGCGCCCATGCCTACGTCTAACGCCAAGCGCACCGCCGCTCCCGCCCCGGCTGAAACCCTTCCGTCCCAGTCCATCTTGGACCGCCTCAAGATGACGGTCGAAGATTTCAATGCGCTCCCGGCGGACGGGAAAGCTGAAGTGCTGGCGATGGATCAGAGTATCCAGTCTCCGGTGTCGAAACGTCCGGCACCACCCGTCGATCTGGCTACGCCTCCGTCGGTCGAGCAAGCCCCCGAACAGCCCTCGGCGCCGCCGATGACGCCAAAGCAGAGAATGGACGTGGAGCGAGCCGCCGGGATCGACCCACGCACCGGTAAGCCGATGGTGGTCGCTGCGCAAGAGCCGCCCGTAGTTGCGCCCGCAAGCGGTCCGGCGCCCATTGGGGATCTAGCGTCACATAACGGGTACTCAATTCCAAAGGATTTCGGCACGAATGAGGCGAGCGGGGGGGCTGTACTTCCAGGACATACAGCCATACGTAGCAAAGGTGTCCATTCCGCCGGGTTCAACCCTGAAACGGGAGTGCCGGAAATTCACTTCAATAACGGCGGGCTCTATCGCTACCCCAATTTGCCGCCGCAGGAACTTACAAACGCGCTTGCCGATGCTCCGTCGATGGGCAGTTGGGTCCGGGAGAAACTTCGCGGCAACCCAATATGGCACGCGGGTTACCAGAAGGTTCAGCTACCTAATCCGAGCGCACCCGCGCTCCCTGGGGTCGAGCCCGGAGTTCCGCCGGCGGCCGATGCCGTTGCGCAGGCCGGCGATGCTGCGCCAGTTCCGCAGCCACAGCCACCGGCTCCAGCGCCGCCCATTAGCGCCGCGCCCGCGCCACGTTCCGGTGCGGAGTTCCCGCCCTCGAATACTGTCGTGGATATTCCCACCAATCGGATTAAGGTTGATCCAGCACGATTCCAATTCAAGGCTAACGTCGGGCAGGGCGGCGCGGGCGAGGAGTTGCGCGGCGTTCAAAGCTACGATCCGAAAAAGGGCGGCGTACTCAGCGTATGGCGCGATCCGGCAGACGGCGAGACTTACGTCGCCAACGGACATAACCGCTTAGCTCTCGCAACGCGGACAGGCGCGCCGACAGTACGGGCACAATATCTCGACGCCGCGAATGCGACAGACGCCCGCACTCAGGCCGCGCTCATCAATATCGCTGAGGGTCGCGGCGATGCAGTGGACGCAGCGAAGGTATTTCGGGACAGCGGCATGGGAGCGGCGGACCTCGAACGCGAGGGCATTTCGCTCAAGGGCGAAAAGGCGCGACAGGGGCTCGCATTGGCGAATCTCGACCCCCACTTATTCGGCAAGGTTAT